GCATAAACTTGGCGGAGAGCGAGGGATTCGAACCCTCGATACAGGTTTAAGCCCGTATGCTTCCTTAGCAGGGAAGTGCCTTCGACCACTCGGCCAGCTCTCCAGTATACCTTATTATAGTATAAATCTAGACTACTGTCAAGTTAGTTAGCTACCTGTATGCTGGTTGGTGGTACTACGATGCCACTACCAAATGCCTTGTTGTATTCGTTTTTAAGATCGGTTGCTGGATCAGCAATAATTACCACCCATTTTGATTCTAGGTTAAAGATTTTTTCTTGGGCATAGGGTAACCAACGTGTTAGTCCGACACTGGCACCAGTATTGGTTGAGTTTGGTCTTACATAGACCATGCAGGGATTTTCTAATTTAATATCACCATCGGAATCAATGGTAACATCGGCAATAAGATCTTCGCCGGTTTGTAATCGAATCAATTTAATGTTCATAACAGCTCCATAAAAAAGGTGGGGGAAGATTTCTCTTCCCCAAGATAATGTTTAAGATGATTTCTCAGTTAAAAGTTCTTTGTGTTTTGCCTTGATGGTTGGAATTGTTCCAATGCTAATTTTCTTAGGCTTCTTATGCTCAGGAACGATTCTTTCTAATTCAATTTGTAATAAACCATTACGTAATTCTGCACTACGAACTTCTACTTCGTCATTCAGGGCAAAAGTACGAGTAAAGTCTCGGTTAGCTATGCCACGATGAACATATTCTGTTCCTTCGTCGGGTGTAATGCTACCTTTTACTGTTAGTTTGTTTTCAGCATATTCAATATCAATATCTTTGTCTTCAAAACCTGCAACTGCTAATTCAATAGCATAGGTAAGGTCACCAGTTTTTGTGATATTATATGGAGGATATCCAGTTGAATTGCGTGTTACTGCATTGGCTAGTTCGTTGAGGTGGTTGATGTGGTCATCAAATCCCACAAAGAATTTTTCGAAGTCCTTGAAACCTGGACCAAAGGCTAAATGTGACAATGTTGTCATGGTGTTTCTCCTTAGTTAAGCGAGTTAATAAATTAGCTACCCCAGAGGGCGTAGCCAGGCAATTTAGGGTCTTGCCCAGGACCGTATATTTATATTATTCGTCGTCTTCTTGGTCAAGTTTTTTAAGCAAATCGCCTTTGAGCTTATTACGCTTTTTTGGGTCATTGCGTTCATCAGCTGGAACCTGAGGTAGGCTCTGTTCGCGAATCTTTTCAACCAAGGGTGCAACGGTTTCATACGGTAATTTAGCTAGAGCTAATAATACTGCATTTACTTCATTAATTGTCAAATCAAGTTTAATCATTATTCACTTCCTTATAAGAACGTTTTTTACCAATATTATATTTAGTTTGCAAGTTCCATTGATTCTTCTCATCGAAGTTTAGTATCTTGATCTGGCTCAATGGTGCCTGATCAGTGTATTTATCTGGGTCAATGACAGCCAACAGTCCCCAATCAGCCAGCAATTTTGCTATGCTATTGCGTCTCTGTATGTCATTTTTACTCAAATCTGTTGTCTTACCATCTAGAGCAAAAAGCTCTTTAAAATGCACAATAAAGTAATGTCCTTGCTTGTGCAAGATATGACAACTTTGATATAGTGTATTATCGCGACGACTGGCTACGCCTATGCGAGTCAGTGTTTCGCGAATCTTTAAGAAGTCGTCAGGCTGTGCTAACTTGACTTCTAAAGGATAGTATTCGAATGGTAGGTCCAGATTAAAAAAATCTTGGATCATTATGTTCCACCTTTATTCAATCGTTCTTTGATATACCTGAGCTGGTCTGAAGTCAATAGAGGTAATACTTGGCGAGCTTTAATAATGCTATATCCATAGTATTCTTGTATCAAATCTAACACTTCAACCGTTTCGGCTTTCAACCACTTGTTGTATCTCTTTCGTGGTCTAATAGTATTTATAAGAAAATCGAATTGTAGTTGGAAATCCAGATGTGGTCTGGCATTCATTTCATTAGCATAGATTGCTGTATCTGCTCCCATGCTCAGAGCTCTAAACACATAATAGGCTTCTTTTTTACACTGAGACTCGTTGTCTTGATTTACCAGATCGGTCTGATGCGTATTAATGGCATTGATTATATCCCAGGGGCTGACTCTGGGCTTTTTGGTATCAATGACTTCAGCGACCTTGGGAGCTTCTAGCCCTAGGAGATCGCCTAGCATTATTTAAACTTTACAGCAGCCATGATTTCAGTCAGACAGGCCACCAAATTAACTTCGGCGTCAGCCACGAAAGCTGCCTTGTACTGATAATCGGCTAATAATAGTATGAGCTGAGGAACGGTTTCTACCTGATCAACTAACTGGTCATAGAGCTTTCTATAAATGGTAGCTGGATCATTGTCTATGTTATTTACTACCCATTGACGCATTTTCTTCCAGTCTTTGCTTCTAAGAGCATCGATTAGCTCCTTGGTGTTAACATCGGCCAGATTGACCAGGATACCTTCGTCAATGCTACCCGATACTGAATATCGTTGCAATTCATTTAGTATGCGTCTATAATCAGGAAAATGCCGTTCAATTAACTTGGCGACAACTGCCTTGTCAAAGGTTATGTTTTCATTGGCTAAAATATTAATTACCCGATTAAAAAACTGACTGGCAGTCTTTTGCTTATCGTCACGAGCAATTTTAAATTCTATTACAGTGGTTCTAGAATGCAGTGCTGGTATGATTTTATTTTTATAATTACAAGTAAAAATGAATCTACAATTGGCACTAAACTCTTCTATGAAGCCACGCAAGGCTGGTTGAGTACTTTGCGGATTCAAATAGTCAGCTTCGTCTAGAATGACTACTTTGGTTTTACCAGCAAAGCTAACTGTAGATGCGAAGCCTTTGATTTCATTTCTAAGGGTGTCAATGTTGCGTTCCATACTGGCATTGATTACTATATAATCACAGCCCAGTTCTTCGCATAGTGCTCGGGCTATGGTTGTCTTGCCCATGCCGGCGCCACCACATAATAACATGTTGGCGATTTCACCTTTGGCAACGAATTGCTTAAAGGTTGCTTTCATTTCAGTAGGTAATATGCAATCGTCAATGCGATGCGGTCTGTACTTTTCTACCCAGAGAAACTGTTCAAGATTTGCTTCCATGATATAACTCCAATGATTAAATTACTGATGTTGGATCTAGTGCTAACCAATACTGTGGCACTTCTTTATTCTCAGATTTAAAGTGGAGGAATTTCTTTTTACTCAATGTCACTGTATATGCTTCAGGGAGCACTCGGAGATTTTCAGTTGCCAATACTGCATTGAATGTGAGTTCAGTCTGGCCTAGGACTTTGCTTTGTTTCATGCTATTAGCTTTGTCGCCAATATGTACTTTGAATACACCGTCTTTGGCTTCAAATACTATGGCCTCGGCCGCAGTAATAGCTGCTGCTTTGTTAATCATGTTTACATCTTCGGCTGTCAAAGTAAATTCATAATGATTGTCTAGATCAATATTCTTACCTGCTGGCGGTGCAATAATAACACTTGGATCTGCATAGCGATATTCAAAAGTACTGCCATTGTTTTTTATAATCAGGGATTTTTCACCAAACTCTACTTCTTGATCACCCATGTAACTTAACAATTCAAGTAAACTATTTAAATTATATACACATACTTCGACCGGAAATGTATCTGGCACTGTGGCACGAGCAAAAATGCTTTGCTGCGGACTTAATGTGGCCAGTTCATTACCTGGATAGATGCGAAGATTATTGCTAATAGTAGCAAAATTCTTCAATACACTAATTGCTTCTTTACTAATTTTCATTACAAAACTCCTTCTTGTTTATCAATACTACTATTATAACCTGACTCAGTCATAGAGTCAATAACTTTACGAATACTTCCAGCCAATTCATCCAGTGTTCCATCATTGTAAATAACATAGTCTTCACCACTGCTAATCCAGGCCCATTCGCTTGGATGCACATCTGGAAATAGTTCGGGCATAGCCATGGGTTCATTACGAGCCGTACTCCACCAGCTGGGTCTTTCACCTCGTTGAACTCTGATGATAACTCCACCAGAATCTTTAATGGCATGTATTTCGTTGGGAAAACGTACATCTGAAATCACCACGTGCTCATCTTTATAATATAACAATTTCTTTTCTAAACTGGCCACCCAGATGTCGTTGCTAAAGTTATCACGACATACATCGGTGCCAAAGAACTGGAGGACCCAACGCGGGGTAAGGTGAGGGATACCCAAGCGTTCGGCCCACCAGTCATCGACCTCTTCTCTCCAGGCTCTGTCTTCGGCAGTCAGTCCCTGAAGTCTATCTCTATCCCAATGAAATATATTACTAACTGCGTCTTTTAGACTGTTAGCAAAACTCTCACGGGTAAAATTATGCTGCTGTATTAAAAAATCTGCAACTGTATCTTTACCTGAACCAATCAATCCTACCAATCCTATGATCATAGACAAACATCCTGTTTATATTTTCTTATCCAATTACGATCCCACATGCACGCATACGGATCATCTTTGATCCAATCTTCTTTAGACCATTTATCAAAACGAGCCTG